ATGTCAAAACTTCAAAAACCATCTACCCTTACCCCTTTTATAGACTACATTCCAGCAGAGTTAAAAGAAAATAAAACTTGGGAAATAGTATATTACGCTAAAGACCCATCTGAACCAAATCCTACTAAACAGTTAAAAAGAAAAAGAAATCGAGTAAAACCGATGAATAATAAAACCGAAAGGAGAAAGTATGCTAAAAAAATAATTGCAAAAATTAATCATGATCTAGAAAGAGGCTGGACTCCATTTATTAATGAGAATAATGTAAAATCGTACTCAAAACTTAAAGATGTTTTTAAAATATTCATTCAAAAAATTGAACAACAAATAAAAAAAGGAAATCTTCGATCAGACACTTTAAGAGCTTACAAAAGCTACATTAACAATTTTAATATCTTTTTATCAGACAATGGTAAAGAAGATATATTTGTAAATGAATTTAATGAATCTTTATGTAGAGATTTTTTAGATGTAATTTACTACGATAGAGAAAATTCAGCTACCACACACAACAACTACTTAACTTTTATTGGAATACTTACACGTTGGATGATAAAACGCAGATATATTTCTGTTGATTTCACACCTTTAATTAGTAGAATAAAACAAACTGAAAAAAGAAGAACAATTATACCTAAAGAGATAAGAGAGGAGATATTCTCGTACTTAAATAAAAATAATACTAGTTATTATACTTTGTGCTTAACTGTATTTTATTGTTTAATTAGAAGGACCGAATTTACAAAACTAAAGGTAAATGATGTTTATTTAGCTAACGGAATAATAAATATACCTTCACACGTAAGCAAAAATGGAAAATCTCAAATTGTAACAATACCAAAAGAATTACTTCATAATCTTGCTAACCATATTAGGAATTCAAAAAATTCTGATTATTTATTCTCGGCTAATAATTTTAAACCAGGTAACATACAATTAAAACCAAAAAAAATTACAGACACTTGGGATAAACTTCGAAATACATTGTGCTTTGAAAAAAGTTATCAATGGTATTCACTAAAAGACACAGGAATCACAAATTATTTACAATTAGGAATACCTACAATTGATGTAAAAAATCAAGCTAGACACTATTCTATCACTCAGACAGAAGCCTATATACCTAAAAACATTTTAAAAGCTGTTGGAAATATTCAAAATGCAAACTTGAATTTTTAAACCAAGGTTTCGCTCTCTATTTCAATATCCCATTCTTCCTCGTTTTTTCGAGTTCGTTTTATTTTTTTGTAGATGTGTTTTCTGTTGTACTTAAACCTTCCTTCTGATATAGAAAAATCCTCTATAATGCTAGCTGGAAATTTATCTTTATAAGTTTCTGAGTTTAAACGAAAATAAAGCCATTTTTTCCAGTATTTATCAAACACTTCATTTAGAGAATAACTCCTTTCAGAAATCTTTTCTAAAGCTACAGGAAGGTTGTTTTGCAATCCATCATAAAGAAACAATTTAAAATCATTGGTGTCTTTATTTTTATAAGCAGTAAAAATACCGTCTTTAGATTTTACTGGCATAATTTCCAACTCCATGTCAATAGTCGTAATATCTTCTTCTCTTATACCTTGAGGATTACTTACCACCCCTTCTTTACCTATTAATAAAGTATCGTTTGAAGTTATAAGCTTAAAAAACTTGTTTTGATTAAATTGTCTTTTTGGTTTTTCAACTTCCAAATGCCTTTCATCTTTAAAATTAACTTCCAAAAACTTCTCTTCAATGTAGTTAATAGTAACAACATTTTTATTAAAGGTTATTTCTAAATTGAGCCAGTTTTTTATTTTATTTAAAAACTTTCCAAAAGTCATGTCAGGCATTACTTGAGACAATGAGAAACTATTCGGAAAAACATTCAGCTCTCCATCTGAAAAATAAAAATCGAAGTTGTTAAATGCTTGTATACTACCTATTCCATCAGAAGGATTATCGGTATATTTTCTTAATTTTAAAGAAAAGATTAAACTACCAAGATCTGCTGTGTTTTTTACATTTAATGATAAAGACTTACTTATATAGTTAGAGTTTGAACTAAAAATAATTTCATTGTTAAACTCTATCGAAAATTCATTCACCACTAATTCAGAAGGAATATTCAAATAAACTTCCACATTGTATGATCCTGTTTGAGAAATGCTATAAAATCTGCTATAATCTGCGGAAACTACTCCATTATCCCAAACCTCTGACGTAGTGTTAAACTGAAAACCTTCTGGTAAACTAGAATAGAACTTCTCTAATATTTTAGAGGTATAAACCAAAATTTTTTCTGTTATTTTATCACTTACAAAACTCCCCTGCATAACCATTCCTACGCTATCAAATCCAGTTTTTAAAATAGACATTAAGTAAGGAAAAGGTACCATTACGTTTTTATTAAACGCCACAGACTCTCCTTCTACTGTTTGAAAAGAATTTGTTACGAAATTATCATTAACATAATTGTTTATGATGCCTTCAAATTTTTCATACTTACTTGTTGATTTGAAACCCTCATCAATCACCATAGGAAAGTTATAATCTACTTCTGGATAAAACTTCTGTATAACCTCTTTTGCGTGAACAGTTAAAGAACTTGTTTGTTCTACTGGAAAAGGTAAATTACTTAAAGGTGTATCTAATAACTCAATAGAATGGGACCCAAAATACACATAACCTTGTAAAATGTTATTATCGTAATCTGTTAGTAAGAGGTAAGCTTCTTCAAAATCATTATCAATAAGTAATTTTCCGTAATGTTTTGTTTCATAATTAGCACTATTTTCTAAATCAAGAAATCCTAGTTTTTTAGAAACTTCATCATCAACTTTTTTTGAAAAAGGTTTTGAATAATTTTTCACAAAGTAATTATAAAATAAAGGATTTTCTTCTATTAAAGAAATCTTTGTTTCGGTTAAATTCAACTCAAAATTATCTCCATAAAAAACTATCATACTTCTATATTTTCAAAGGTTAAATCATAAGATTTCAAAAAATTGTTTGTTTTTGAAAGCTCTAAATTTTTAGTAGTATTATTTACTCTTACTAACTCATTATTTTTATACAAAAGAAGATTAGTAGCATTTAACATTTTTCTTAATGTTAAAACCTCTTCATCTGTGTAAACCCAACCAGTAGATATCTGAAAAGAACCTTGATCTTTAATATCTAAAACTTTCGTTTCAATAGTTTTATAGTCTTTTCTAAACTCAAAAGAGGTTTCTTTAAACGATGCTTTTGCTGTAAACTCTCCTGTAAATTCTAAAACATCCCAAAAACCCCATTGGTTCTCCCAAAAAACAAAGGAATGTTCTTTATCTTCAGGCTTAATTACAACATTTATACTTACATCTTTTGCAGTAACAGTAAACTCATCACCTTCTTTTGCGTTTAAATCTGAAACAGCAATCATAGCGGTGTAGAAAGATTCTATTGAGTTAGAAAAAGTATAAGTTTTGGCAATATCTCCTTCTATAACCAATTCATTTACTGGTACATTTACATTTCCTAAAAAACTAAATAATATAATGCCATTTTTTGTAGTGTAAATAGTATTAGGAGCATCACTCATCCAACCATTAATTGGAGATACTCCTTTAGTAAATAGTATGTTTTGTAGATTAACAGATTGAGCAATATCACTATTAAACAACTCAACTTCATTAATTTCAAAATTTAAAGAGGCTGGTTTAAAAGGAGAATTTAAAAAAGAAGTATTTAAACCAATAAAAGGGCGTGCGCCTAGTATTCTTTTTGCTTCTAATCCAATTCTTTTTTGGGATACTCCTTTAATAAAAGGAATGTTATAAGGTATATTATAGCTTGTATTTTCAAATACTGAAGACACTTTAATCTGTAAAAAAGTATCAGTCCTTCCTGAAGACACTTTAATAACATTGTTATCTTCCGAGAAATATAACTTTTCAGTATCTAACAATTCCTCTACAAATTCGTAAACAGAAAGAGTAATATTAATTGTTTTAACAATACTACCGTTAACAATGGTTACTGTAGCAAAATGATTACCTACAGTTAAACCTGCTAAATTTTGCAAACCGATATCTAAACTACCTGCTCCAGAAACACCAGAAGAAGCGGATAAACTTATCCATGTTTTATTAGTAGTTACCGTCCAATTACCAGAGGAATTTAACTCAACTCTTTTTAAGGGCGGAATAACTCCTGAAACTGTATAACCAAAATTTAAAACAACTGGTGTAACATACAAATAATCAGTACCAGTATCTGGTTCAGAAATAATTAAAGTAACTGGAATTACTATTGAAGTAACAGCATCATCAACAGTAATAGTCGTTGTATGTGTACCAATAGGTAAACCTGAAGGTGTTACAGAAACCTGAAAAGAACCATTATTAGATCCTGATGTCGTTGAAACCGATAACCAATTGCTGTTTTCTGTTACTGTCCAGTTATTCTCTGAAGCAACATTAACAGTAATATCTTGAGGATTATTTCCTCCTATTTGATAATTAAAAGATAATTGTTCTGGCACAACATTTAACACAATAGTTTCTTGTACAAATAAAGAAACAGAAAAAGTACCCACCGTGTATGTTGGCGCATTGGGATCTAGTAATAAATTACCATTTTCATCTTCTGGTAATTGTTGAGCTTTTACCGTTACAATTGCTGAATAATTTCCTGGAGCTAAATTTTGAGCAGGTGAACTAAGTGATACATCTGCAGAAGTATTTTGATTATTAAAAACAGTAAGCCAATTTGGTACATTTTCAAAAATTGTATTATTATAAGAATGTGTGTACGTTACAACTCTCGTTGGTGGTAAAGCTTCTCCTTGCTTATAATTAAAACTAATACTACTTGGTGATATTGCCATATTACTGAATCTTTGCGTTTTCGCGTGATTTATTTAACTTTTCTTCCCTATCTCTAAACTGCTCTATGTTATCATCTCCTATTAATGCAGAGGCCTCAATACCATTTTCTAATAAATTAACTAACCTATTAAGCAAACTGGTTAATAGCGTATCAGACTCTCCTTTATCGCTATATGTTGTTGGTGCTTCGTTGTATTCTGAAACTTCTTCTGGCGTTGTATGACCACCATCAAAAAAGCCATTATTTGTTGGATTTTTCCTTTCTTTTTCTAACCATTGAATCGTTGGTGCATACCTTGGGTCTTTATTCATCCATTTTGGTGCATACCATTCCCCAATGTGCGCTGGACCTACAACACCATCTTGACCATCATGATATAAAGCTTTATTTCCTGTATAACCTCCTTTAAAAAAACCATTTGAAGATTTTGCTAGTGAAGTAGCTTTTTTGATAGCAGAAATAATGCCGACTGCTTGAGCTGCAAATCCAATTAATAAAGGTATATTTTGAGGAAAACCAACTTTTGCAGTATTTGCTGCACCTACACTTGTAGCCATTGTTCCTTCTGCAACAGCTGAAGCAGCTTTTGTTTTTAAAACTCCTAATTGTATTAACGATTCTTTAGCTGCTAAAACTCCTTTAGCTGCAACAAGTGCTTGCCCAACTCTTGTTTCTTCTCCTGCTAAGGAAATAGCACCATTAATAATATCATTCTTTAGTTTTCTTCTCTCTAATAATTTCTTTTTAGCCTGCTCCTGATCTCTCTTTAATTCTTTTGCCTTATTCTTTTTATCTTTATCAGCTTTTATTTTATCGTACTTATCTTCAATTGCCTGTAGCTCTGTTTTTTTTGCTTCGGCTAACCTTGCTAAAAGTTCCTTTTCATTAACCGCATCTGCTTCTAACTTTGCATATCTTGCCTCTAACCTTAATTCTTCTTCTAATTGTGCTGCTTCGTCTTCTTCTAAATCTTTAATTTGTTTCAGAATTTTCTGTTCTTCATCAAATTCTTTTAAAAACTCCGCAAGTTTCTTTTTTGATTCTAGGATTCGTTTGTCTTCCTTTGTTAATTTTTCTTCATCACCTTTTTCATCAGAATTACCACCAGAATTACCACCAGACACATTATTATCTATAGGATCATCAGGATTTATGTAAGTAGCTTCAATAGCTTTAAACTTTGTTGAAGTATCTGAAGCTATGTTTAATAATTCATCTTTATATGCTATGTATTTTGACAATTGAGCGTTTAAAGTTTTATCAGTCCCTAGCAGTTTTCCTGTAAAACTTAAGTCTTCCATTTGTTTTTTAACACGATCAATATTCTTTTGCGTGCTTTCTAACCTGTATTTAATTGCATCTTCTTGAGATGAATTAAAACGCTTCATATCTTCAACCACATCATTAGCAGCAGCAGTTGCTCCTTCTTCTTTAGCTACAGAAATCATTTGTTTTAATGATGTTGTGGCTAGTTTTAAACCGCGTAAAAGATTAGCAAACGTTTCTTTTCCTACTGCTTGAATGTGCTTTAACATTGAAGGAAAACCACTTTGACTAGCATCAAACAAATCTTCTAACTCGGTATTCACCGATTGATTTGCCTCTGCAAGCCTCAGAGTTGCAGCTTCATTTTCGGTTAATTGTTTGTTTTGCTCTTTAAAAGACTCATTTAATTGAAGTACAATTTCGCTAAATCCCCCAGCATCTTCACCTGCTCCTTTAAACACATCTGCAATTAATTGTTGCTTTTGTTGTAAGTTTAAACCTAAAGCATCAGCTTCTTTTATTATTCTAAAAATTGCTTCTTTAGTAGTAATTTCTCCAGTCTTTATTCCTTTAGCTAACTCTTGTGTAAATTTTTCACCAAAGGCATTTTGTAACGCTTCTGTTTGCGTTTTTGTCATTTCCTTAAGTGCTAAATCAGCTTCTTTTAAAGTATCTACTAACTTATCACTATAAACACCTCCCTTAACTTCCTGTGTAGCAATATCAATAAAATCTTGAGCAGAAAAACCAGCGTTTTTAAACTGAACAGGATATTCTTTAAGTTTATCTAAGAAATCACCATTTATATTTGCTCCTCTTGCTAATCCTTGCGTTATTAAATCTATCGCTTCTTTGTGCGATATTTTCATTTGTTTCGCTAAAGAGTTAGAAGATTTTAAAACATCGTTGTATTCTAAATCAAAAGTTTTTGCAGTACCAGAAACTTTATCTCTTAACTCCTCTAAAGCTTCACCAGACAAACCTGTTAAAGTTCTGGTTAATTCTGTTGTTTTATATAATTCAACATTATAACCAACCCACCTTTTAGTAATTGCAGCAATACCTCCTAAAGTAGCTAATGTTGCACCTAATGGTGTAGTTATAAAAGCCCAAGCAGCTTTGGTAATTCCTTTAATGTTAGTAGTTATTCCTTGTAAGCCTTTAGAAGCCATTTCATAATTACCACTTATTAAACCTCCAAGTAAATTATCCCAATGACCACGAGCTTCATCTAACACATCATTTGTGCCATTAATGGAGTTATTTAATTCATCATAACGTTCTCTAGCTTTTTGTAACTCCTTTTGTTTTTGTTCAAACTTCGGATCGTTTTCATTTAACTTTCTTAACTCTTTTTTAAGTGTACGAATTTCATTACCAACACCATTTAATGTATTAGCTACTTCTTTACCATTTATTTTTATGGTTAAATTAAATTTAGTGTCTTTAGCCATTTTGTAACTCTATTTTATGCACTAAATTTTGTAACATGATAGAAATCGCTCTGGTTCTGGTTTTACTTAAACCATCTTCTAACATTTTTAAAGCACCAGAATTTTCGTATATATCATCAAAAAAAGATTGACTTTTTAAACTACCTAAACTTCTTTGAAAAACTTTACCTGTTTTAGAGTGTGTTTGTAAAAACCTAGTATTATCTTTTATTGAACCAAAATGATGTACAAAACCATGGCGGTTAGACATGAATTTGAAACCTAACAAACGAAAATCTCCAATTTCAGGTTTTATACGTGTAGCTTTTAGTAGTGGTTTTTGCTCTTCTTTACTTTTTTTATAAGGAGATCCTTTGCCTTTTAATTGTAAAGAACTGCTTTGGATTTTATCACGAACATAAGTAGTTGCTACTTTAGCAACTTGCCTACCTAAAAGCTTTTCTTCTTCTAAAATTTGTTTTTGGTCGCTTGCCATTTGTTGTAATTTTAATGCAAATTACTACGAGCAAACACCTTAAAATAGGACACAAAAAAACCACCCGTTTTGGGTGGTTTTTGTTATTGTTTATATACAGTTATAGTTCTGTAAACTCTAAATATGTAGCGGTAAATTTATCAGCTTCATTTTTTATGGAATTATCAGGATATCTCCACATACAAATAGGATTATCATCTACCAATAAAGTATGTTCATAAGGTCTTGTTTGATGGTTAGATACAATTAAACACCTATCTGATTTTGCAAAAGCTTCAATCCCTGATTCTAGTTCAACTTCATACCCTTTATTAATTAAATCTTTTCTTACCAAATCATCTAAAGATGGAACAAAACTATTAAGAGTATTTAGCATCTCTATTTGTTGTTCTTTTAACTCTAAAATAAAAGGAGGAATACCATGCGGATCTATCGAAATATCTGCCAGAGCTTTTCCTTGAAACTCACCAGGTAGTTTAGGTAATTTTAATTCAAAACCGTTTTGCATTATAATTTTCTCCATACTCAAATATACTGCAACATTTTGAATATCACAATTAAAGTCTGCTACTGAAGCAGTAACTTCTTGAGGGTTTTCAGGAAAAATAATTTGTTCTGTGTCGTTAACAGAATTGCTAATTACCTTGTTTAATGCGTGGGTGTTGCAGACGAAGCCTACAAACAAAAACAATACTAATAGTTTTTTCATTTTTAAAATTTTAAAGTTATACATTTTGTTTTGAGTTACTAAAGTATAAGTAGCTTGATTTTTAAAATAGGACAGCTTATAAATCACTCCATTTTTCAGCATCAACTTCGGTGGTTACTTTATTTTTTATGGTAAGTTCACAACGGTAACCGTACAGTCCTTCAGAAAATAATGGTCCTACTTTAAAAAAGTGAAAACTATTTTTATCAATTAAACCATACAGCCAGTTTTTTTGTCCGTTAATTTTTGGTAACGAAGCATCGTGTAATATTCTTTTTTGAAAATCGAAACAAATACGCTGTGTATAATCTAACACTTCATTTTGAGCATCGTAATCGTCTAAATTTCCTGTTTTGGTATTTGGTTTACCCAACACCGTAAAAGCGGTTGTATTGATATGAATTAAAGGCGTGGTGTTTTTTCCACTACTTTGTGTTTCTGGTGCATCTATAAGTGTAATTGGTAAAGCCACTCCCGAGCGTAAAGCTCCGGAAACTTCATTTACATTCCAACGAAAACTGTCTTTTACATCTACATGGTTAGCAGATAAAGCCTCTAAATAATTTACAATAGTTAAAAAGGAAATATTAGCCATAAGGTTTACTTTTTAATTGTTCTTCAAAATCACTTAAAAACGTGTATAAATTGGTGTTTTTGGTTTCGTTGTGTGTACCAAATTTTTGTCCTGAAAAATGGAGTATTAATTTTCCAAATCCGCTACTATTTGGCAGTTTGTTCTTCTTGTTTTGTTTTTTAGGTGCAGCTGGAAATATTAACGGAAACTTTCTTGTAATGTATAACTTACAACCTTGGTAACTTAACGCAATAGCTAACAAAGTGCTTTTAGGTAGTTTTGAAAAGTTTGCTGCTCTTTTATCAAGTTCTGTTTTATCAAATTCTACACGTTTGCCCAAGTCATTATTTTCTCGATACAATACAGCAGCTAAATAATGTAAGGCTTCAAAATCTTTTGTTTTATGCCATGTTAAAAATAAATCTTCAGTATGCGAAAACTCTTCAACTGTAAAATTGGTTAATCTATCAGCAGGTGCTAAATATTCTTTTTTTAGTTTAGGTATAAATGTGGTTAACTGCAAATCGTTATACAACCAACTGTAATGTTTTTTCAATTCTTCAAAATGAGCACTTTTGGTAATTTTTAAAAGTTTTCGGTATTTAAAAAACTGCCACCAACGTACATTCATTAATATTTTTAACACCTGATAATCAAACACAACTCCTGATATTCCTTTATGAAGCAATAACGCTAGTTGTTTTTGCTGACGAACGGTTAAATCGTTCCAATTGGTTGGTATGGTTATGTTTATTTTCATTTACGTTTAAATAGTGCTAAGATGGACGTTGCTCCTTTTAACCCAGGAATAAAATTTGCTAGTATGGCAACCACTTTAGTATCGAGTAACAAAAAGTAAATTAGTAGCCATAAATACCACGGCATAGTGGTTATACGTTTATATACGTAACTATTTATTTGCTCTTCTAAAGTAGTTTCGCTAGTACTTTCGTTATTGGTTACTGTTTTTTGGCTAAGTGTTTGCGCTACTAAAAAATCTGTAATTAATTGCCTAGTTTCAGTATCGTAATACTGACGATAACTATTTGAACCGCTTTTTTTAGTAGTATTTAGTTTAGATAAAATTTCATCAATTTTTTTATCTGTTTCTTCATTTCCTGTTGAAGCAACTGGAGTAATTACTTTGTCTTGAATCGCTCCGTTTTTTTCAATAACATTGGAGCTGTCTTTTTTAACTTCCTTTATTTCAGTTTGCTTTTTAATAGTTGAATTCTCAGCTATTTTTTTTGACCCTAAACAAGAAGTGAAAAGAAGAACTACTAAAACAAGTGTTATACGTTTAAACATGAGCAAGGAATTATTAGTGGTTCTGGATCTGTTAATAAACCATGCTTCCAAATACTTACATGGCAATGCGGTTTCATTTTATTAGAACCATGAAATGTTGCAACATCTTGTAAAATACCTATAACATCACCCGCTTTAACCATCTGACCGTTTTTAACGGTTGGCTGCACATACATTTGCTTAACTTTATAGGTACTATTTTTAATTTCTACCAATTTCATTTTTGTAGAATAGGTATACACATTACCAATACGTACACGCCCATCAACACAAGCAAAAACTTTTTGCCCAGGAACACCCACAAAATCGACACCTTCATGTTTTCTATTGCCACGACTAGCTCCGTACCAACCGTTGCCAGTTTCATCTTCTCCTCTTGTTATTATTGGTTGTAGTGGTGATTTCATTATGGATGTAGTTTTTTATAATTATCAAAAGACTGTTTTAAAGAGTTATATCGTTTTTGCCAATAAGCTTCTACTTCATTTAACTTAGATCTTAAAGTTTCAATTTCTTTTGCGTGCTCTTCTTTTAAATATTTTATCTCTTTACGCATTTCCTCAAACTTCTTATCATAGTCTTCTACAAACTTATCGTAGGTAGATTGCATTCCTGATAGCGCATCTGTTTTTCTTCTTTTTCGTTGCAAATAAGAATCGAACATCCCACCAACACCAAATAAATAACCTAAAATTGTAGGTAGATTTTCAGCAATGTATTGTTTCATTTTTTTATAGTTTGAGGAGTTGGTTTTGTTTTATAATTGTTAATTAACTTAACAAACTCTCTATTTTTATTATTGGAAAAAATAATTTTTAACATTATTGAATTTCTGTACAGTTATATAATTTAACTCCTATTGTTGCGAATGGGTTTCCAACACTTACACAGTTAATTAAAATTATTGTGTCATCTCCTGTGCTATTAGTGTTCTGAATAGTGTTATTCTCAAAAAGGCAACTATTTGCTTGAATACTTGTGTTTAGGTAGCCATTTGGAGGGCTTCCCTGCGCTCCTAATCCAGCATCATTATTTCTAATAATAGCGTTGTAAACAGACATATTACCACCACTAGCAGCAGTTATAGCTGAACCATTAAACTCATACAATCCTCCATAAATTGAGCAGTTAGCATATTGGTGTAAACTATCTCCATCATCATAGTTGTCGTGTGCCCAACAATCGAAACTAGAGATTGATGTAATATTTGCGTGTAACGATGAAGGCGCACTATTTGTTCCGTTAAATCCATCCCCCCCGCTACCTGCGTTATAATTTATACCTCCCGCTCTACATCTTTTAAATGTTCCTCCTACGCAACTGCCATACTGCCAGCCATAGAAGTAAGTTGAGTACATAACAGAACAATCACTAACATCAAAAAGAGTATTACTTAAATTAACAGAAGAGTATAGAAAGTTAATATTGTTAAGATATACTTTCACTCCATTTGATCCATTACCATAAATCTTATTTTGTGGAATTACTATTGGATTTTGAGTTAAATCAGAATCAGCAACTAATGTAAAATATAAAGTGCCTGCATTCCAATAAAAATAACTTCTTGAACTATCTGAACTCTCTAATTCTGCAAGACTATTTTTCCATGTACATTTTGTTGATTGCAATCTATGAGTTAGACCTCGATGGAGTGGGTGTGAATCTATTACAGCAACTGATGTTGCCTCATCATTAACATCATGTTGCCATAACCACATTGAAGATGTTAAAGTATCTGAATGAGCAACCGAATAAACCTTTGTATATCCGCTTTCTAAACTTGCGGATGTAATATGTAAACCGTCAATAATTCTGACTTTATGCCCAATTTTGGCAGTTATATTAACTCCTGTTGATAGATTAAATGTTTCATTATAATAATCACCTTCTTCAACAATTATCTCATTAATTCCGTTGCTTTCTGAAACTGCTTTTGTTATTGTTAAAAAAGCATCATTACTCGAAGCTCCACTATTAGTATCGCTTCCGTTTTTTGACACATAATATGTTTTACTTAACTCATTGTTTGATGATTTTTGAACATTTAAAGTTAAATTACTCCACTCTGTTGAGCCTCTAAAACAAATGTGAACTTCTCCGCCAACATCGACATTATTAAATTCTTCTGACATTCTTGTTAGTGCAGAGAAAATTCCATTTACAGCAGTTCTTACATAAGAAGCACCTCCAATAAATTGAATTTCCACAATAACTTCATCTCCAATATTAAAAACCTCGCTTGAAGATATACTTGCGCCTGTTACAAATGAACTACTTGCGTATTGAAGCATTGATCGTGCGCCGTTAGACCCTCTATACATCATGCCTCCCCAATAACTCCCATTCTTTAAACCTATTCCAAAATAAGTGGTATTGTTAGCTTCGCAAACACCTTTTAAAGTGATTTTTTTAACTGTGTTATCAAATACTTTACCCGTTGCAATTTGTGTATCTCCTGTTATAATTAAATCCAATCCATTATCGCCATTATTCATTAATGCATCTCCATAAACAACATTATACAAAGGATAATCATAAAACGGAAAGTCACCGCTATTAATCATGTTATCTGAACTTGAAAGGTACTTAGACATTGGATACACCTTACCACCTGATAATGGCTTATCATTATTTCGTTTGATTTCTCCATCTAAATTTATTTGTTCAGATCTTATAGTTTTTTTGTAGGCCTCATAACGAGTAGACACTGTGTTTTGTTCAAGCTGAAAAACATCTTTATTAACACTGCTATGTATAGTAATTCTTGCGAAAGAAGCCCCATTAGGTACTGTTAAAATTGTTGTTGCACTTCCGTCGTTTGCAGATATAAAAACCTTACTGCTGTCATAATAAGCAATTTGATACATTGTATGACTACTTACATAATCTATTTCTGTTACTGGAATGAAGTCAGAAACATATCTTGTCGCTGAAACAACTAACTCACCATTTGTTAAGTTAATAGCATAACCTTCTGTAACTGAATTCTTATCAAACAAGTTTTTACCGATTATTAAATCTGCTTTATTTTTTAGGTCATCATAAACAGCTTGAACACTCTCTATTTTTTTGTAAAATTTTGTCCCGTTAGGCTCTGAAGATAGCCAAATATGATACTCCTGCTCTCCATTAACTGTAACCTCTGCTACAGTATAATCAGATGGAACAGGTGTTATAGCTTGCATCTGAGATAAGTTTTCAAATTTTTTCCCTCCTTCACCTGAAGATATATTCAAAATTTTATTTTCAATATTTTCAATCTCCTGCTTCAAAAAATTATCATTCTCAATAAGCTTACGCATATTTGTACGTAAGCCATCTCCTTGTCCGTCTCCTGGGGTTGTACCTGTATTTATTGTTTCGTTAAATGTTGCCATGTTAATCTATATCACAAGTTATATCGTCTCGGTCGCAAGTAATTTTTTCTGAGTCGCATTTAAAAAAAACGACTACATTGGTAACTCCTTGTTTTACTGCACTAAAAAACCGTATCATAATTCAAATATCTTATTGTTTAACTCTTTAAAATAGGACAGCTTTTTACAAGCTTATAATCGATTTAGTTTTAGTAATATTTATATAATCTGCCTGCTCTTTTTCGGTGTATTCGGTAAATTTTGTTGGATTTTCTTTTATAACATTTAACGCCATTTTTAAATACTCTTCTCCTTCTACTTGCTTATTGTCTTTTGTTCTTAATAAAAAGTCGTTGATTTTTAAATTTACGTTGGTTATGGTTTTTTCATAAGGTAATACATCAAAACGCATGTGCATTCCTTTGGCATCTAAAACAAACATTCCATTTTCAACCGTAAGCATTACCGTAAATGCAACTATTGATTGTTGTAAAAGTTTTTTTACTTCCTTACGATTTTCATCTGTTTGATTTTCTTTTAAAGCTTCTAGTAATTCTTTTCCTACGGATGCTTTTATAAACCTGTCTTCAGTAATTTGTAAATTAGGTTTTAAGGATGTGAACGTTTGCCTAGAATTAAAGATGTAATAGTATTTATTAAAAATATCCGTCTTGTTTACCAGTAAATCTTTGTAAACGGTATGTGTATCCGAATTAAACCACTCTATAAATTTATCGGCGCTTACTTCCATAAAAGCCAGTAATTCATCAAGGGCCTCATGTGCTGACTTTAAAAAGGAACGCTGTAACTCTTTAAATTGTTTATCGCTTGCTGATTTTGCGTGTTCATTTTCTGCTACTTGAATACCACTATCAGTAATTTGAACTGCGCCTATTGGTAAATAAAGAAAGTAAGCATAATTAGCAACTACTTCTTGCGCTAGTTCTTGAGCTTCTTTTATTATCTCATCTGTAACCTCAGTATCAAAAATTGCTAATTGTTCAGAGCCAATAGCAGGTTTTAAAAATGTGCGTTCGGCTTTTCTTAAATACGGTGCAATGTTATCATGATCTACTGAACCGTTAACAGACAAGTATTTTCTTAATGTAGCTGTATCTTTAATTATCATATCTGTGCTGCTTTTTGTGTTCCAGTTGGGTTTTTATCTAAGGTGGTTAACACCGTATTTTCAAAAGCACCAATTAAATTCGGGTCCCATCCGTTATACTGCTGAATAAATTCAAAAGGCTCAAGAGTTGTTTCTCGGTCGGTATGTTTCATTGCTGAAAGAATTAACCATCCTTCTCTTTTATCTGAACCACTTCCAGCTCCAAGTTTACCTCCTGGTATTCCTGCCCCAATAATAGAAGGATCTACAGATGCAGCAGTTAACGCTGCTTGTGTTCCTGCTAAAGTATCATCTAAGTATTTGCCGTCTGTGTTTTTTTGTCCTACATCAGTTATTTTTAAACCAGGTTGTGGTGTTCCTGTATCATCTTTATAAATAATTGACATTAAAGACGCGCCTCCTTTTTCAGCTCCTCTAAGAGCTGCATCTAATTCCTCAACAAATTCACTCTGAATTTGATTTCGCTTTTCAGGAGTGAAGCCTTCCCAGTCTTCTTTGTATTTCTTTTGAAAATATTCTTCGTAAACTTCTATATGGTAATTGATGTTTGCTCGTTCTTCTAAGAAGGCCTTTTTAAACTTTGGAATAGAATTAATGATGTCTAACCACCCGCTACTTTCTATTGAGTGAAGTTCTGGATCTGGATAATAACTTTCGTTGATTAACGGATAAAATGCAGGGCGTATAAAGTTTCTAATTTTTTTCTTCTTACAATACTCACGTACTTCTTCTGCCGACCAGTAACTATCAATTAAAGGAACTTTTGAAACAAATTTAGAAGCAGCATCTACACCTTCTGCCCACTTAGTTGATAGATATCCGTTTTCAATCAACCCTGTAGATTCATTCATTATTTCATATCGGAAATCAGCAGTTTTTTGGCGCTTTACTCTGTTAATTTTTTTAAAGTCGTTGGAAAGCACATACTCTGGTACTGCCAGAGCGAAATACTCTAAATCGGTAATAATTTCTTTATGAAACCTTTTCATTTGATTTCTAATAAAGAACTCATGTATTTCTGGATACTGGCGAATACTCTTCTGGGTAATAACTCGTTTACCTTCTTCAAAAGTTTCTTCTGCTAAAACAAAACCAGAACCATAATGAGCTTTTCTGTTGGTACGTAAACCTGAACGCAAAGCTCCTGCAGGTTTGATTTTCTTTAAAAATTGCTGCGGAAAATCATTATTTGCTCCCCATGCAGCAATCTTACCGTTTTCGTGTTCAGCGGTTAACGAAACACTTGTAACAGTAGCTTCGTTTTTATTTTTTGAAAAGGCAACGGCTGCTTTTACATTACCTCCTGTAATAGCAAAATCTCCATAAAATTGAGTACTCATTTAATAAATAACTTTTAAGCCATTAACGGTTATGATTAATCGTATATGTATTGTTTTTATATCACCATTTTGTAATTCGAGATTACGTGTGCGATTTAAAAAGTGATTAGGATTTCGTTTTCTTCTTTCAGGAGATTGCGCCTGCTTTAAATAATTAGGATTATCAGATTTCACCTTACGATGCTTTTTTACTTGATTGTAAGTGTAGAGTTTGCCTCCTGTTTTAGAATTTCGTTGTAACGTACGGAAAGTAATATCAAAAGGTAATGCATTGCCTTTTACATCAACTGCATCAATAATTGCTATAGCATCATTTAAAGATATTGCTTGTTCCATATTTCAAAATTCGCTCAACTACGAGTTTTAAAATAGGACAGCATTTTTTTGAGACAAAAACTATAATTACAACTCCTTTTTTATAAAAAAACTGCTGTAAGTACCTCTAAAACTATATGATTTATATCTGTTTTTAGTTAAAAATCTCATTTTTAAAAACTTAAAAAATTGATTTACAGTCTTTTAAACATGATTTTAAGCTTTTAAAATCTATTTTTCAAACGATTTGGCTCGCCGCATCCTTTCAAAAATGACAATTGCCATTATTGAAAGTTTAGGAAATATGAAATTTTGGTTTGAAAATTATCCAAGCACGGTTGGTAAGTCGAGCGACTCAGTGTCTTTCTTTAGTTTTGATTTGAATAACGAATACACAGGTATATCAAAGGCATCAGACAAGTGTGTAGTATGTTGCTGCTTCATGGATGCGTTTCGCTCGTCCTTCTTTACCTTTTGTATTCCGTTCTTACCTTCTGCTGCTTCTGCTCGCTCTAAACTAATAGTAAGATCAGGACAGTTCTGCTCATTTATTCTTATTGGTTTAAATCGAGAAGAGCTCTCTTTTAGCATCATATTAACCAGTATATACTTGTCGTTATGTGGTGCCACAGGTTTATGCTTACTCTTATCGTATACTGTCCATCCTTTTGCTCTCAGTATTCTCACAAGCTCATCACCATACGTTTCATTGGTACCTTTTCTTATAGTATTACCATCATGCCCATAATACAAATGAACTACCCTATTATGTAGAGGCTTGTAGTATTCGTCAAAGTCATTTATTAAATCTTCATGGTCCTGTGAACTCTCCGATTGAGTCGCCCAAAACTGTTTTAAAACTCTGTATTCGTTGGGTAAGTTCTGACTGACAACTGCTGAAATAAAGGTACCCCAGTCAATAGACAATATCAAAGGGCGATTTTTAACTATATCGTTATCTTGATTACAGTTAAAACTATTAACCGTATAATCCGCAGTTATACTCTCCAGATAATCATTATTGTAATTAATATAATAATGTCGCTCTGGCTTTAACTGTAGATAAAAACCATTTTGAATTTCCTTTGGTCTTATATTTAAAATCTCAGCATTATAGATTAATTCAGAAGGTGTTTCATCCTTCATCTCTTGAAACCATTCAGGTCTAATATTTAATTTATTTATTAATGCAGAAGCCTTAATAAAAGCATATTCTTTAGGTTTACGATTTGCTACAGCTTCCATATCGGTAAACCATTTCCCTTTTTTTGTTAACGGGGTTGACGATGCATACACCTGAATACCCAACATAGAGCATTTTTTAAATTGTTCTTCAACAGCTCTATTGGTAGTTTTTACATTATTATAAAGTTTTACAGGATCTAACAAAGCAGCTTCATCAGCAACAATACCAAAAGCATTTAAACCACGTCCACTATCTGGATTATCTAGAGAAACTAATTGAAAAATAGCGCCATTACTAAAATGAATTATATTATTCCATTTATCAGGCTGGTAAATAGGTTCTTTAAAACCTAAACTTTTACCATTTTTTCCAACTACATAATCTATTCCATGGTATAATCCCAATTTTTTTAATCCCAATTTTGTAGAAGGTAAAGTTCTCGCTAATATTTGTTGGTATGTAGAACCAACCAAAGCAAATGATGCCCCTGGCATTTGCTTTACCATTTCCTTAATAAAGAAAGCTAGTATAAAAGACTTCCCTGTTCCTCGACCCCATTCAAGGTAAATCTTTGTTTTTTTAAGAACAGTTACAGCAATAACAGCAGCTAATTGAGCCGCATTTAAAAATACTTTTAAAATCTTACTCATTACCTACTTCTTCATGCGAGATATCTTCCATCTCTAAATTATTAAAATCTAAAACACCTGCTTGTAACTGTTTTGCAATTGCAAGTTCTACTGCTTTATCTACATAAAATTTAACAGGCTTATTTTCTAATTTTTCAGGATTAAATTGTGGATTATCTTCAAACGGTAACGATTCTCTCATTTCACTTAAAAACCCTTTTGCTGCTTTATAATCTCCTGCTTTTAAAGCTTTTTTGTAAGCCTCTAACGCATATTCGTAGTGAATTGCCATTCTACCAACCCTATCAGCATTAATTACATTACCGTAAAGTTTTTCAGCGTTTTGAACATCTCTAAAAGCTTGAGCTCTTGAAAGCTTTTGTTCTTTGTATGTTTCTTGAAGTATTTGAGCAACTTTGGTAGGAGATTTTTTTTTAAGACGTAGTGTCCAAGCTGCTAACCAACGTTCTTTAATTTCTTCTTGTTTTGGTGTTAGCGTATACTTATCAGGATTCAAATAATAAGCGAAAATCTTATCAAACGAAGTATCTCTTCCTTTTTGTAATTCAATACCATTCTCCATACAACTAACCCTTATTTATCAAATTATTTAACTCATTTACATTTTGATCTAATACCAAAATTTTTGCCTCTGCTTTTTCTAAAGCAACTTCTTTTTTGGTTCGTTGACTTTTGGACAAATTTTGTCCTAATTCAACCATTAACTTTTTAACTCTTGCTTTTTGTTTACTTCGAGCCTCCCGCTTACTCTTTATTCTAAGTAATAACTGTGCAGGAGTTAAGTCAGAATAGTTTTGTTCGGTTATATCTAACACCACTTTGTGGTCCACATAATGCTTTAAGATTTTTTGAATTGAATCTATCTTATCAAAAGTATTTTCAATTTCAATACATAACGATAACGCTTTAGCTTCCTCAAGCTCATGAAGTTCATTTAACTGAAGTTTTAAAGAAATAGCCTTTTGAAATAAATCTCTTTGCTCTCTTGCTTTACCATGCAACGAAGTATGCAACTCGTTTAATCTATAAAAAAATTGTGTTTTTGATTGGTGAGTAACTGTAACAACATTATTAGATTCTGGTACAATCTCAGGAATAACTGATTCCTTGTCAACTTTATCCTCGATAGCACCTTCTTCTTTATACTTAGATAATTCGTACGCTAACTTTTCCTCATTAGCTTTCGACTGCTTTTTAAAAAACAAACGAACCAAATTAGGTTTAGCACCTGGTAAGGTGCTGTATAAAATAATTCCTTGTTGGTAATCTTGTACGTTTGTAAACCACTCATTAACTTTCATAGTGTAAAAGTGGCAATTGTCAAATTTTTAGAATAGGACACAAAAAAACCACCTATTCAGGTGGTTTTTTAGAATTAATCAAATAAAAACGATGAAATAATTAAGCAGCTGGTTGAACATCAACCGTACCAGTATAAATAGGGGCGTCATATTTCTGTTTGTCTTGAAACACTAATGTAGTAGTGTTTTCTCCTTCTAAAGCAGGTTCAATTTTACTGTTAGATTCTAACAATTTACCTGGGAACTTCGCAGAACCTATTTGTCGTAAATTACCACTTTCGTGTTCAGTAGCTAAAACAATTAAGTCCTTTCCTTTTGCCCAACGTTTAAAGCCTAGAATTTCTGCTTTTGACCCTAACATTTGAATAGTTAGCTTATTTTCTTGAACTGGTGATTTAGTAGGATCTCCAATTTGTGCTGTTTCTAAACCAACGGTTTCGCTAATGGCTTTAATTTTAGTAAATCCAAAACCAACATTAAACGTATGCGGGGTTGCAATGGTTACCAAATCTGCTAAAGTAGCAGCAGGAGTATCACCATCGCGCTCTGCAGGCTCGGTAAGTGAAGTGAAATGCTCTAATAAAGCAACATACACCTCAGTATGTGAAAAACCACCAGACACTTCGCTGGTAGCTCCTCCAATATTTTCAATTTTAATACTCATGTTACTTTACTTTTTTAAGTCCTGAGAATTTTGCTTCAATTAAAGCTTTCATTAAAGACTCATCTTTAACAGCTTCTACCGACTTATGCTTGTTTCCTTTAAATCTAAAAGAATCCACTAAAAACTGATATCCTTTATAAACAGGTTTATCACTTTCAGTTGGTTTTGCATTTGCTTCCTTCAATTGCTTTTCTAATCCTGCAATAGTTACATCCTTTGCTTTTAAAGCTTCATCTTTATTAGCTACTTGATCTTTTAAATCAGAAATTTCTGATTCAGTTTTTGAAACTTGTTCATTAACTGCATCTTCAATAGCAGCTTCCTTTTTTGCTACTTCTTCTTTTAATTCTGCAATGGTAGCATCTTTTGCTTCTAATAAAGCTTTGTTATCTGTAACTTCAGCGGTTTTATCCGCTGAAGCATTTGTTTGTGTGTTTGCCATTTTTAAAGTGTTGTTTTAAAAAAAATAAATTTTACTAATCCTAAACTGGTTTATACGCATAAACCAATTCATTAAATAAGAAACCAAGTCCTTCTCTCCAATCTCCCATAACAGACACCTCTCTTTTCGCACCTTCAATTCTAATAGGGTTCATTTTTTTCTTAGGAGTGATATGAACAAAATTCTTTTTAGTAGTACCAAAAATAATTCCTGTACCCTTTAACGAAGGCATTGGCGCTAACTCTACATTATCCATAAAATCAACTTTATAAGCTTTATTCTCTGTATAATTAGTGTCAGCTCCGTGAGTATTTCTTTTATCTCTTAAATACCACTTTAACAATGAAGGTTCTAAACCAATTATAATTGGTTCGTCTTCAATTTCAGTATCAAAATTATCTACGAACTCTTCAATCATATCAAATGCATTTGAAGAAGACACAGCAGCTGATAAAACAACAGGGTTCATTAAGCTATGTGGTGTTACAGTACCTGCAATACCATCATCAATTAATTTAACCAATCCATTCATACACGTAGAAGCTGCTCCAGCTGTTCCTGGTGTCGGCGCAACATAAACACCCTTACCGTAAGCTTGCGTTTCTAAGTCATGCTTTTTCTGCTCAAGAATATGAACTTCTAAGAACCATTTTACAAAAGGCCACTTAGCTCTATCAGCTTCAGCAACTTTAGTTAAGAAACCTAAATAAGTTTCTTCCAACTCATCAGGATAAAAACCTGTATCGATTTTCATCTTATATGTCGGAATATCATTTGGCTTAACTGTTAATTGCCCCTTATCTGTAAATTTAGATTGGAAAGGCTGAATAACTTCACTCATATAAGTTTGAGGAGCTCTATAAACAGTAGCATCCGAAACAATAGGAGTAGCATAACTAGGTGTTTTTGTTTGTTGTTTCTGTAAAGAAATCAACTGTTTTTCATTAGCACTACCAGGAATGTAGTAGGCACCGTATTCAGATACAATATCTGCAACTTGTAAAGTATTATCTGCCATTTTTATAGGTTTTCGATTGTTTCTTGTAATTTACTTGTAGCATCTCCAGTAAAATATTCATCCGTAGACGCTTGAGGAGTGGTTTGTTTAGCTCCATCTTTACCTCCATACTCAGCTACTAAGTCAGCTAAAGCTTGTATTCCTTCAACATTACTCATATCAGCAGCGTTTTCTACTCCTGCTTCGGTTAATGCTGTTTGAATCGCATTTGTTACGTTAGTTGCCTCAGTAGTTGCATTTGTTAATTCAGTTGCATTTTCAGTTGCATTTTCTAAAGCAGTTGCTTGTTCTTGCAATTGGTTTTCAATCGCATTTGCTTGATCATCGGTTAGCAATAAACCAGTTTCATTTTCTGCTTCTGAAAATTGCTCGCCAATAACAGCTTCTAGATTAGGTACATTTAATCTTGCCATGTTATTTGAATTGTTTTGATTGTTTGAATTATTGTTTGCTTTTGATAATTCAAATACCTTATCAATAGCAGTTTGAAGTGTTCCTATTTCGTCTATTAATCCTAGACTTAAAGATTTTTCAGCATCATAAGTTCCTCCTGTTAGAACTTCTTCAGAGATATTTTCTCTAGCTGATTTCATATCATTATGAAATGTTTCTGTTATAGGGTCTAAAACATTTTTTATATAGCCTTCAGGATTCCCTTTTAAAAGATCTTCAAAATCTTTGTTTTTATTTGTTGACTTTGTAGCATACTCAGTAATAACCTTAGCTCCTTTCTTCTCATAAAAACCAGTCATATCAACAAAATGAATCATAGTTCCAATGCTTCCAATTGCATCAGCTCTTTTATTTGCAACAATATGAGAAGAAGCACTCCCTATATAATAAGCAGCACTACACATTAAACCATCAGTATAAGCGACAACTGGTTTCGAATAATTTTTAATAAAATCGTGAAACTCTGGAGTACCTGAAACTTGACCTCCTCCACTATCAATATCTAAAACAACACCTTTACAATTTGGGTCATTTTCATAAATTGACATGATTTTTTGCTTCGACTTTGTACCTCGTGGTCCACATTCTTGATTGTACTTATAAATTGGGTTTTTTATAGAAACAACCAGAACATAGTTATCTTTATTTGTTTCGTTATTAAAACTAGAAGCAGCTATAAGAGACTTGTTATTTCCAAAAATAAAAGCTTCTGGTTTTGATTTATCAGAAGTTTTAAATGTAATTTTTCCATTTAAAATTGAATAAAGAGAAGGTAACAACGCTTGTCCGTAATCTTTTTCAATAAACCAACGACCTGTAATTAAAGAATGTAAATTATTAATACTCATTGTAATATGCTTTTTGCACATTACAAACTTAGCTTCACACTAAAACTTAAAATAGGACACGGTTTTAAAACTGTGCTTAATCGTTGATATACACAGGCTTTTGTGGTATTTTACCAAATACCGAAACTCGAATTAAAGAACCGTCTTGTAGTTTTTTTCCGTTTAAATTAGTGTAGGTAAACTCTAAAGGAAATAGTTTTGAACCATACATTTTTTGTTGCCCGTAATGTTTAATACCAATTAAAACAACATGCTTATGTATGTAATTATTAAAGTAAGAGTCAATATCTTTAGTTTGTATATTTAATTCAAACTGAGCTCTAATATCGTAATAGGTTCCGTGTTTGTTAGTTCTTGGAGTTTCTGTTATGGTTATATTTTCAGCAATCGGTAAAATATCTAAAGTATCATCAGAAGGTTCAATTACAATAGATGAAGCATTTGTATTTGTTAATACTTTTGGCGAGCTAATAATTTCTTCTGGAGTAACAATTTGAACATTAAACCAACCTCCTATTTGCTCAAAATTTGCAGTATTTTGTGTAGTCATAAATTTATAATTTTAGGACAAAAAAAAGATTCTGAAATTTTGTCCTAGTCTGTACCCATTATAAACAAAGGGCTTAAACATGTTGCTCTTTTAAGGCTTCTGCAACTTTGTCCTTTTTATACCTCGAATATTGACGGTAAACAGAGTCTGCACTTAGCTCATCTTCAGTTATATCAAAAAAACTTAAATACTGGCTAATAGCTCTAATTGCATTTTGTTTTATTATTGAGTTATACTCTTCGTTATATATTTTCAATTCATTATCTCTAGATATTTCAATGTAGCTATACAAATCATTATAAAATACCTTTCTAATCATAACTTCTAAACGCGATAACTTTACCTTACTTACAGAAAAGCCAACATCACATACTACAGAATAAGGAATAGCAACAGGAAAATAGTCTTCCTTCTTAATGCTTTCATTCGATTTCCGATACTCTTTGTCTAAAATATCAATAACGTAAGCTCCTAGCCATGAACTTCTGGAAGCATGATGTATTTTACCAAATTTTTTGTATAAATACTTTTTTAGATAGGGTTTAAGAGGGATGTTTAGAATTATACTTCCTGTCATTTCTTAATCAATTGAATTCAACTTAAATATAGCTAAAAAAGTAGTGAAACCGTTACATTTTCACTACTTTTTTTTCGTAATTTTTACCACCTAAAGACTTGCTATACTGAACCTTAACACCTTCGTCTTTATTTACTACTTCAAATCTATTCACTCCATTTTTTTGAAGGTTTTTAATAGTTTCTTCAGGGTTTTTTGTAGTTACTTTTTCCATAGTAGCTACCGATCTGTTTTTTTGAGTTTTAATAACCTCCTTAAAAATTTCAATTTGATTGCTTGTTGCCATGATTTTTAATTTTTACCAAATATAAAATGGTGAGCAGTGGTAAAATAGGACTTGTTTTATAGTAACCTGTTTTTTGTTGGAATTCCGTTCAACTTTTCCAACAAAACAACCAAAACACTAATAATCAATAGTTTAAATTTTTAAACACTGTTGGAAAAAGTTGAACGACTTGTAAAAATGTTGGAACGAAAAAAAACGCGTTCACCTTTTTCCAACATTTTAACACGCATAAAACAAGATAAAACAAATACTAACTTATTAAATATCAAATACTTACTATAAATAATATTTATAATGTTGGAATTGTTGAACTGTTGAACGAAATATCTCGCTCCTTTTTGCTCTAAATGTTTTTTACTTTGGGGGTTCGGGGGTTGGTTGAATTTTTAAAGTTTGAAAATTGATAATTTGTAAAAAATAATAGGTTTTATTGAATTGAGTTCAACTGTTCAACATTTGCGTAAACTTTACATAGTTGGCAATAGTAAAGTTGAACCTTTTGTAAATTTGTAAGATCATAACACTGGAGAAGATGAATATTTCTTTACTTGAAGAGCTTTGCAAAAAGCATGGTAGAATTGTTTTTGAGAACTTTAAAAGTTCGGTTGAGAATAATCCTTTCGGAAAAATAAACGAGGGTATTATTAGTGATTGTTTGCAATTTGAAGTTGACCAGGAGTTTGGAAGGAAAGTTTTAAAGGAATGGATAAAAACAAACAATCTGAACTCGAAAGCTCAGATTGATATGGTAAATGATATTGTTAATGGTTACAAAAAAACAATTGTTAATACTTCGTTAACTTGGGTGAAAAACAAATACGTATTATAATTAACTTAAATGATTGTAATTAAATACATACTCGTTGCACTATTACTTTTATTTGTGCTTCACATGCTTAGTGAAGGTTTTAAAGATTTTATGGATTAGCTTCATTTAGTTTTCAATTCGTTTTATCTACAGATTATTTACTAAATGATTAATCATTGATTTTTTTACTTTTTTAGCTCCCTCTTCTCCTAAAAGAGATTTAATATTATTTAGATACCTATCTAAAAAAATATTCTGTTCTTTGATTTCGTCTTGTATTTCCTGTTCTCTAGTCATTATTTCTACACTTTTTCTTTATTTTGTTTATTTGTATTATGTATAACTTCAGTTACCTTTTTAATAATCGTACTTATTATTTCAGAGTTATAAATGGACGTGTTTCATATCTAGATAAATACGAAATTCCAATGCATTTTGATTCAGCATATAACACCTATTTTATTGATGATGAATTATTAAATAGAAAATTTCATGGTGTAAAAAACTTATCATTTGAAGATGTTAATCATGTTTTTCAATTTTCTCCAATCTACACCCCAGTGATTATGTTTCCATTACTTGTGCATTTTAGCAAAAACAGAAACCGATTATTTCAAATAAATCAAAACAACTTTCTCATCTAAAAAATCTACAGTATTTTCTTTAAATCGTTAATAATATTGTTGCAACATTTTATCACGCCTTGATTGTACTCTCCTGAATTATCATTTGGTAATTCGTGTTGCTCTTTATAAAATTGATACCTATCAATTTCTTGCTGTATTTTTTCTTTATAGGTCATTTAACTACACTAATTTTATTTTTTGTTCTAACAAATACATTCGTTCTATTAGATCTGAATGTTCCTCTGGACTATTCGAAACATAATTTGGGCAATTGTCGTTTATCCACCAGAATAGCCTCCACCAATTTTTTGAATCTATCATACTACTGTTTTTTTCCGTTAATTGTTAAAATGGTACTGCCTTCTAAATTCGAATGAATAAGCCCTCCTTGTGCTATTGCGTAAATTCCTTTTTTATCCAAAACACTAGAATATCCATCCTTAACAGTCCAATCGAAATAATAACCGCTTATTGTGATTATATCTCCATCTTTTAAATTTTGTGTTGTATTCATTTTATTACACTAATTTTATTTTTTGTTCTAACAAATACATTCGTTCTATTAGATCTGAATGTTCCTCTGGACTATTCGAAACATAATTTGGGCAATTGTCGTTTATCCACCAGAATAGCCTCCACCAATTTTTTGAATCTATCATACTACTGTTTAAAAATTCTTACTTAATATTTCACCTAAATGAATGATATAAACTTTTTCTAAAGGCGCACCCCATTGAGCTAACCCTATTCCCTCAAAAACATACAAACATTTTACCACGATCTGCCTTCTATCTTTAGCATAACCATTTGAAAATGTTATCGTGTCGTAGTCTTGTGAATACAGTCTTTTTTCCCAATAAGGCTTTATAGTCCTGTATTCCTCTTTTTTTATTCCTGAAGCAATCATATCAAACCATTGCTTTTTTAAGTTTAAATGAAGTGTTCTCATAACTACAGTTTTTTTTAGGGTTGATAACTTTCTGTTTTTTATTCAATAGTTTCCACTATCTTTATATTATTAAAATTAAGTTCATGGATTTATTATTGATTTTTTTTCAAAATTGGTCTATAGAGGATTTAGAATTATTTATTTTAATTTTTGAATTTTCTTTAGAATTATTTATTTCAATTTTTGAATTTTTTAAAAAAATCTTTTTTTTACCACTTTGTGCCATTTAGTACCATAATAGCTACAATTTGTTTGTTATTTGTTTTTAATTAAAATACCTGACAACCTGAAGCACAATTTTCTTCTAAATCGAATAAATCGCTTTCATAAATGTACTCATCTGTTGCTCTTGTAAATGGTTGTTTAGCCATTCTTACTAAATCTTCAATGGTTCTGTAACCTCTATAAAAAGTTTGTAAACCATTGTTTTGTTCCATTAATTCATTATAACTTGGTTTCCCCTTAATAGGAACTTCTCCATAAGTTTTAATCATTTTATCCCACCAATCCCCCATATTAGGTTCTTCTTTTAAAATAGTCATTAACTTACGGTTTGATTTTGCAAAACACATATCGCAATTCCCTTTATATGCAGGTATTGAAATTTGGATCGGTTGGTTTTTCCAAAATCTGTTTCTTTCTTTACTATCAATTTTATAATCCATCAAAGGATAAAAAACATTGTTAGTTTTATAGTCTTTTCTAACTCTATCAATTTCATCAATTCGCAAACCAACAGCAACTGAATAGTTGTCTTTACCAAAAATACTATCTGCGTATTTGCGCAATACTTCAAGCTTCATATCTCTGTTACACCATTTATTCTCTTTATTTGGTATTCCAAATTTTCTTATCCCTGTTTCAAATATTTCGCCTTTACGCTTTAGGTTTTTATACTCAACTATTTTAGGAGTAACACCAATTTTTTTTTCGTGAAATTCTGCTTCAATCCAAGTCATATTTAGATTATAGTGCTTGTTACATTCATTCATAAAGTGTAAACTTTCATTTCTCTCTTTAGAAGTGTTTGCCATCGCATAAATTATTTTATGGTCTGGAAACCATACAGGCAACATTATAGCCATCATTACGCTACTATATCCAGCAGATACAGAACAAAATATATTTTTATTATTTTCTAATTTCATTGTTTTGCGTTTTGATTGCGTAGGTGAAAACCTACAATTATTTTGATGGAGCATTTTTCCAACATTCAGTGCATGGACCACCATAAGGGTCGTCAGTTAAATTTCCACATCCTATAGGGCAAAAGTCAAAATCTAACTCTTCATCTTTAATTTCACGCCCAAGGGTAATTCCATTTTTACTTCTTTTAATTTGTATTTTCATAATTCTTCAGTTTAATTTATACCTAATGCTCTTTGAATTTCAAATCTTTGTGCATCTTTTCCCTTTTGGAAAACATCTTTTAACACATCTGACCATCTAGAATATTTATCTACTTTAATTTTACCCCATCCATCTAGCTCATAGGTTGAAAAATATCTATGTTCAAAACCTAAATTTTTTAAGCTATCAACTATGTTTTTCTGAAAAACAGTTAATTTTTGATAGTTGCTTAATTCTTCTTTTGTCATTATTTCTACTGTTTAGTTATTATCTGTTTGTTTTTAAACATTAATCTTGACGTATTATGATCTATTTCTCTAATTATCAAAGAATGTATTATTAATCCAAAAAAAGTAATTGTGTAATTGAAATCAAAAACAGGAATACTCATATTACCAACACGTTTCCAATATTTTGCAATCACATATATTTTAATTTTTATCATCTTTACTACAGTTTTAAAATGTTAATGGATTGAACGTATATTTTAAAGGGATATAGTCTAAACGATTAAAATATATTTCTCCTTTTGAATCTTTACTCATCACTTTATGTCCTATTATTTGAATTATTGTAAAATTCTTTTTACCTCTGAATCTGTTACCCCTAGTTGTAAATTGTATAACATCATCTTTTTTAGCTTTGTTTATTATATCTTGAAGCGTCATATTTACTACTATTAATTTGTTGTTTGTCTGACAATGTCTTTATCCAATGTGATTTCAAAATCATCGTGCCAAGAATTAGTTTCTCCACAACTTAGCTCATATGAAATTCTACCTGATCTTATATTTATTGATGTAACTAATCTTAACTTTTGATCAGAATCAGTCTTTAAATAAACTTCTTGACCTATGTTGAATTCATTTTTTATAAACATCATTATCTACTATTATTTTTGTATTCATAAAACATGTTTTAAGTTTATAGTTATTTGTAATAGTTTCTTATAATTAGTTTAACCAAAGCTGTTTTTAGCAATCCAAACCATCTTAAGATCTAACCATTCTTTAAGCTCGTCTTGATTACAATATTCTGTTAATCTTCTAGGAGTTTGTTCTATAATTCCGGTAACGGATGATTGCAACCAATACACCATTCCTACTCTTAAAATATCTCTTTTATAAAAAGGGCTATACACTTTAAAATCTTCAGGTAATGCCTGTACTAATTCAATTTCTGCCACTTGCCTTGGTAACACATAAGGTCTTGGTTCAAATGCTGTTAAGGTTGCCATATCTTTTTTAATTAAATTGATACAATTGCTGGTTCGTTTTTAGAAACTTCAGAGTTTTCGATTTCTCCCTCTGGACTAAAAAATCCACTATTTGATACCTCTTCATCCAAATCTTCTTCTAGCGTTACCAATCCTTTTTCTACCATCATAGTGTAGTTAAAGGCGTAACAACTTTGAGTTCCTGCAGTACCAAATCGTTTTCCTTTTATTAAGCCGATAAAGTAAGGGCGAGATTTAAAGTAATTTCTTAGTGTAGTTTGGTTTAATACATCTACTCCTTCACGTGTAGTAGCTTCTTTATTGTAGAATTGATACACCGATTTTAAGCGTAAGTACAATATTTGATCTCGTTGCTGATTGTCGTAAGTAGTTTCACTTCTTTTTTCTCCAATAACTTTAACAGAAATATCTCGTTTAATAACAAAGTCTTGTTGATCTTTAATTCGTTTTTGCTCAAATAACCAGGTAAGAATATTCCAAAATTCATTTAATCCGCTACTATCAGATATTTGCTCGGTGTTAGAAATTATTAAGTCTTTACATAGTTCAAGTACCTTTTCAGAATCAAAAGAAAAATTGATTTTGTCTTTAAGTATCTCGAAAGTTGTAAATAACATCGAAGTGTTTTTAAATACACGCTCATCGTACTGCTCATTACCTAAAGAATCTTTTAAAGTACGTTCAGATTCTGCATAGGTTCTAGGTAATGATTTTTCAAAGTAATCTCTATGTTCAATAACTCTACATCCTAAACTACTTAGTCCTTCGTTGGTAACGTTTAACAAGTCGGTAAAGTTTCCTTTTTGCTCGCTTGTACGGTTTTCCTTTTTAAAATACAATCCGATAGTACGGTTACCTAAAGCTCCATCTTTAAAGGTTGGCATAAACTGTCCGCAGTAATAAACAGCAGATAGTATTTTCTCTACCGTGGTTCTTTTGCTTCCAACATCTTTACTCTTTACACGTCCGTTTCCGTTCCATGCTCCCATTATTAAGTTAGCTACATCTTCTTTAATGTTTTTGTCTTGAAACTCATCACAAAACACAACAGTATTGGTAGTTCTTGTTAAAGTTTTTGCTAAACCCGATGGTGTTACCTGGGTCAAATCGACCCCTGACATTCTGAAATAAAAAAAGTTTTGCAGTATTTCACCAAAGGCTGACTTTCCTGAACCTGTTTCGCCAAATCCACCTAATAACGGATACGAAGTATATCTTCGGATGTATAAATCTCTAAATAAAGCCCCGAAAGCGAATAAGATTCCTATAATTGCTTTATCATCAAAAACAGTAATCATTTTATCCATCCATTCATTTAAAGTAATTGGAGATTCTTTATACACAAAGTAGCGGTCGTTTTCGTATTCATCATCACCTTCTTGAGCATCTTTATACATTACGGAAAATGCAGGCGAATAAAAGTGTTCTATTTTTTGGTTATACTCACTGTCCTCTGTTTCAATGCCTTCTAAATGCATAATACCGTGTTTATTTACAGGTCTAAACTTTCCCTTCCAATCAACACCATTAGCAAATGCATAAAACCCTTTGCTATTCCAACCCATATTTAGCAACTCTAAGGCTGGTTGAAACTCTCGGTTAAACCTTCTCACGAACCTATCAAAATGCTCAGTTCTTACCCCATTATCTGTATAAAATAAGAATCCATTTTGACGAAACAAAAACCTTCTAAACTCGCTAAAACTTGCAAGCATTTCAGAGTCAAACTCAATTATTTTTTTCTGATTTGCTGTATTTGTTATTTCTGCAAGTCTTTTATTCTCTTTTTCTCCCATTATTTGAAATAATGGTTCAAACTTAAAATCACTACCTTCAATAAAATGACCATTTAAAGGAAAGAAAAACTGATTACCTATAGTTATAAATCCGTACTGTAAATACTCTTCTTTATCTCCTCCTTTTGGTAATTTTAAGTTTTGAGTTGAGTATAATTCTCCATCTTCTTCTTTTTTCTTCTTTGCTTCTTCCTGAGATTTTACTTCAAACTTTCCTATTTCGGCCTTTAATGCAGAAGCACTAATTTTTAACGTTTTTGCTATTAGCTTAACATACTCAGCACGTTTAATTTCATGTTTAATTTTAAAAAGAGTTTCAGCTATTTCAGTTACCGCAGCAGCTTTTTTGTAAGGATCTATTTTTTGAATTTCTTTTAACTCTTGAGTTCCTTGGCTTTTTACCAATTTTATTTCACTTAAAATGGCTTTATTTTCTGCTTTAGCATTAGCTAACTCTTCACCTTCTAAACCATCAATACTAATTATGGTTTCCTCCAACGTTTTAACTTGAAGCCTTGTAGACTCTTTTAACTCTTCGACATCTAAATCGTAACGATCTCTAATTACATCGAATTGAGAAACTTTGTACAAGATTGCATCTTGTTTATTATCATTTACCCAAGTATGCATATCTAATTGAGTTCGCGAGAAAGAATCAGGATCTTCACCATCAGGAAGCAAACAAATAGAAACATTTAGGCCATGTGATAAACAGATATCAATATCTCCATCTTTTTTAAGCATGGTTTTTATACCTGCTTTATCTCCATCACGTAATAAAATAACTTCTTCTGCATACTTTTTTAGCAATTGTGCATGCCTATCTGTTAATGCAGTACCACAAGAAGCAACTGTGTTTTCGCAACCGTTTTGGTGCATTGCAATTACGTCAGTATAACCTTCAGTAAGTATTACAGCTCCCTTTTTGTTGATTACATGCTTTGCTTGAAATAAGCCATACAACACAGCCGATTTATCATAAATCAAACTTTCTTTTGAGTTGATGTATTTATAGCCTTTATCAAGCTTCGGGTCGTTACTCTGTCTTCCACCAAAACCTACGACAGCTCCTTTTTCATTATGAATAGGAAACATAATTCGATTACGAAATACATCGTAACTTGTACTGTCTTTTGTTTTTGACAGTCCTAATTCTTTACTTACCGCAAGTGTTCCATTGTTTATGGTCCATTGAGTAAGCTTGTTATCATTTCCATTAAATCCTACTTGAAAAGCCAGTAAACTATCTTTATCAAAACCTCTGTCTTTAATTAGTTGTTTTGCCCAGTGAGTTTCTTCTAACTTATTAAACGCGGTAACAAAGTTCCTTGAAGCTTTTTCAGTTAAACTGTACATTTCTGCTTTTTGATCTAGCTTTCTTTGTACCTCTGGAGTAACTTCTTCTTTTTCTAAGTAAATGTTATGAATCTTAGCAATTATTTCAATTGCTTCTATAAAATCTACCGATTTAAATTGCATTACAAATTTTATAGCATCACCACCTAAACCTGTAGAAAAACATTTGAAAATTTGTTTTACTGGAGATACAGTAAAAGAAGCTGTTTTTTCACTAGAAAATGGCGATTTACATTTATATACACTTCCTGATTTTTCTAATGGTGAAAAAGAGTTAATTGTTTGAATTATATCGGCTTCTCTTACTCTATCTACAGATGTTTTTGTATATCTCATAAAATTACTTCGTGATAAAAGGTGAAAATTGCCACAGTGTTTCCTTCAGGATGCTTGTTACAGCTTACCTGTGGCATTTGTTTGTTTACTTGTATAGTTAAATCAGTAATTGAAAAGTTTTTAGGAACTGATACTATTAACCTGTTTTTCGCAATTCTTTTTTTGCATTCGGTGCAATTTTGAGTTACTGAGAGGTGTTTTAAGATGGTGTTCATAATAATCTTTTACTGTTTTTACTTCTTCATTGGTATTTTCATCGGGTATATTGCTTAAAATTTCCTGTAAATACCTATTGGCTTTTCGTTTAATTTCTGGATGAATTATATTGTAAACCCTACCCGCAAGAGACGTACTCAATTCCTTCTGTAATTGTAACCTCATTCGCTCTATCTGCATCGAATTTGGCAAGTGCTTCGGCATCTTGTTTTTCAACTCGAGTTCGTAGTTCTGGTATTTTTTCATCATAATAACCCATTAATCGATTATATACATCTTCTCTATATTCTGGTGAGTTTCTCTTTTTAAGTAATGCTTGTTTTTGATCGTAAACTCTTTGCAAGTAGGCTAATAATTGTAGTGTATTCATTTTTTCTCAGGCTTAATTAAATAGTAGATAAATAACACAAATGGTATTACTAACAGAGTTGTTACAAAAGATCTAATTCCTAATTCTGAAAAACCTAACCATATTGTTCTGGCAATAATTATGAAAATCACAAAAAAATCTATAATTAGTATAAGACCAAGAACACCACTCATATTATCATTTTTTTTCATTACGCTATAATTTTGTGTTTTAAACTTAGTTTTAGCAGCTCTCCTTTACAGTCAATATTTAATAGTTTGAAAAGCTTTTGCTTGTGAGAATCAAGGGTTTTTATTGAGATATTTAAAACCGATGCTATGGCTTTATCTGGTAAGTTTTCGCCAATTAAATCAACAATAGTTAGTTGACGTGGCGTAAGAACTACATCGCCAATATTTATGTTTTTAGAGTTCCATAATAAACTTGGGCAGTTTGCTTTGTCTCTAAAGTTTTCTGATAACGATAACTGTCCGTTTTCAATATCTGGTGTACAATCTAATTCACCATACATATAGTAGGTAAATAACTCTACTTGAACACGTAAATGAGGGGTTACTTCTTGTAAAAACTCTACTGCTTTGGCATCAGCTAAATATGCTGCTTTTAAAAGATTGTAATACCTAAGTGGTAAATCTTTAAAGTAACGTGTAGATCCGTTTTGAATCCATAAAACTTGTTTTGTTTTTCGTACTCCGACAAACTCTATGTTGTTGTCTCCTGGTAACACACCTGCTATTTGTGGTATGTTCGAAAATTTTGTAGTTTTGCCTGTGTTAATCATGACGATTTCTATTTATTAATGATTAATATTCCTATCCGTAGTTACCGCTACGGATTTTTTTATTCTTATTGCTTTTTCAATGGCTTTTTCAACTGCTATTCTTCCTGGGTTATCTATTGCAGCTTTACTAACACTAACCTTGTAGTGTGCAGTTGTAATTGCTAGTAATTCATTGTAACTATCCATTAAATCACGTAATAAAACGATGTTATTACTCATGTTAAAAAGATGAAGTTTCAGAAATACACTCTTGTTCAACCATATTTGCAAGCATACTGTATGCATCTTCTGATTCCTCTATGGTTTCTGTAGGTGCTGATAATTGATAATAAATCTTACCGTTTTGGTTAGATACTTCTATTCCTAACTCGCAACATTGGATTTTTTCTCCATTAGACCCGTGGTTTTCGTATTCAAAATCCATCCCGTAATCCATTAAAATTCCTGCTATTTTTTTCATTTGTTATTTATTTATAAGGTTTAATAATTCTTCATTTGTTATTAATAAATCAGATTTTGTAGTGTTACATTTAAAACAAAGCACTTGACCGTTTGAATTACAATCTTTTCCTCCTTTAGATAATGGTATAATATGGTCAAATGTTAAATCGGATTTACGCTCACATACTGCACATTCTCTTTTATGACCATTATCAACAAGTACTGAAGCTCTTTTAGAAATAAGTGGGCTATTCGCTTTTCTATATTTTCTGTTATTCACATTTTTTGGATAAAACCCAACTGCAACCAAATCTTCATATAAACAACATCTACTATTAAAACATAGTGGTTCAGTACACTTATTCTTCTTTATACATTTCATTATTGATTTGGTTAAAACCGCCTCACCTAGAGCGACGAGGCGGAAAAATTGCTTAATATGAAAAAATACGTGTTTGCTTACTCGCCAGTAACTGAGAACGTGGTTAACTATTTACTTTTTAATAAATCTTTACGCTTTTTGGCTGCTTCCTTTTTTCGTGCTGCTAATTCATAAATGGCAGTTTCAATTTCTTCATGTGATTGGCCATTCATTACATTGTGTATCATAGAAGCCGAATATTCTTCACCATCTTTATTTTTTATCCCCCTACTACGAAGACAGTTCAGAACATCGGCTACATATCTGTGTCCTAATATTTTTTTAAGCTTATTTTTTTCGCTCTTGGTTATCATAGAAATACCCTATTTGTTTATTTAAAGTTTTGTGATACTTTAGTGATAGTTTAGTGATACAAATATTAGAATGTTTTCTAACATATCCTAATATTTTCTAATTTATTTTATGACACACAAAGAAAAAATATTGGAATTCGTAGGTACAACGGGGCTTAACAAGACTCAATTTTGCAAAAAATGTGGGTTAAGTAATGGGTATCTGGATACAAAAGGAGCAATTACGACCGATAAACTAGTATCTATATTAGAAAATTTTAGGATGTTGAATTTAAAATGGTTGCTTTTTGATGAAGGAGAAATGATACTTTCCTCTGAAAAAAAAGATATGGTTAACGAAGAACCGTCTACCTATAAACTTGAAAAAACTAAAAATGACCTTGAAATATTTGCGCTTAACGCTAAGCTTGAAGCTTTAAAAAAAGAGTTTGACCTACTAAAAGACAATATGTTTCAAATTGTTGAAGACAAGCTTAATGAAGCTATAAACAATAAAGAGATATAAACTAAAATAAATTACTATGAAAAAACAACTTTCAATTCTATTTATCCTTGTAAGCACAGTGTGTTTTTCGCAAGAATTTGCCTTTTCAAAAATTTTACATAAAGAGCAAATAAAAAAAATGAAAGGAATAATAAAAATTGATGAAAACAAACTAACCTTTTTCATAAATGATTTAGAAGATACTTACGAAATTAGAAAAGTTTACGAAGACGAAACTTACACACAATTTAAAGGGAAAAAAGGGGAAGACACTTTAGTAAGGTTTACAATTAACAAAACTGAAAAGACAAAAACTATTCTTTATGAGGTTAAAGATACATTTGCCAACACTTACAGTAAAGTACTTTACTATTTAGATTAA